TAGTGGCTTGGTGTTTGTTGACACAACAACTGGTGAGATAAATTTAAGTGCATCTACAATAGGTAGTTATACAATTACTTATAATACCTCACCTGTTGGTAATCTTTGTCCAAGCACGTCTACACAAACAATTGCAATAGCTGTTGCTGGTTTAGCTCAAATAGACAACCTTAATTCTATGTCTTTTGATGGGATAAATGATAAAATCAATTTACCACCAACTCAAATATCAACAAGTGATTTTAGTATTTCTTTTTGGTTAAAATCAAGTGATTTATCAACAAGATATAACAATATAACAGGTAGCAGTGGTACAAACGGATATAATAATATATTTACTTATTTATCTCTAAGGTCTGGTAAAATATCAACAGCTGCACCTGCTGGCACTTTTCCTAATTCAAGTTTTTTAACTGATGTTGTTGCAGATGGAAACTGGAACCATATTTTTTTAAGCTATGTTAAATTAGCTGGTCCACACAATCCACAAAAAGGAGTAATAAAAAGTTATGTAAACGGAGAATTACAATATAGTTTAGAATTACCAACTAATATTACTTTTTTAGATAATACAATAACAACAATAGGAGATTATAGCCAAACTGGATTATCACCTACAAGAGCTTTATTAGGCAGTTTAGATGAAATAGGATTGTGGAATGTAGCTTTAACAGGAGCAGAAGCATTAAGTATTTACAATGCAACAGCAGTTGTAGGTGGAGTAAATAAAACAGCAGATTTAAGTCAATTAACAACACCACCAGTAGCGTGGTATAGAATGTAAACTATGGCAACAGAATATTTTAATGACGCTTGGAGAATACCAAACAATAAAAACCAAAGTTTAGTTTCGAACTATTCTATGGAGTTTGATGGAACAAATGATAAAATAGGTTTTGGAGATGTTAACGGTTTTGACATAACAGATAAGTTTAGTGGTTCTTGCTGGATATACTCCACAGCAGCTGGTAACGATTATATTTTAGGAAAAGAACAATCTACATCTCCATATCCTGGTTATATGTTGTATATAGATACTAACCGTAAATTGAGGTTTATAATGGCTGTGTCTTATACTACTGGTAATTATTTTGGCGTCTTAGCTCCTAATTCAGCTATACCTTACAATACTTGGACTCATTTAGTTTTCACTTACGATGGTAGTACTAATAGAACTGGTCTTAAGCTGTATATAAATAGTGTTTTACAAGCTGCGTCTTATACTGGTAGTTCTACTATTTCAGGTTCTATGTTGAATTCAACTGTGCCTTTTCAAATATCAGGTAGAGGCGGAAGTGCAGTAAATGGCATAAACGGAAAAATAGACCAAACTTGTATTTTTGATTATGAACTTCCAGCAACAGGAACAAACTCTGTAGCTACTCTTTATGGTGGTGGAACAGCTGTTACAAATCCAATGTCGTTAAGTCCAAAGCCAGTAGCTTACTATCAATTAGGTGATCAATCAGTTTCTACAGGACCATCTGCAGATTATCTAGTTCCAAATAATAGTTTACAAGATTATGTGTTCTTGTTTCCAAACAATGCAAGAGTATCTATTCCTACAAAAACAATTTCTTTAAAAGCTACTATATCACTTTGGATTAATTACAATGCCTTAGGTTCTGGGAGTTCTGGAACTGTGGTTATAGGTGGAGGTGGACAAAACTATTGGCCTTATATTGAAGCTTCAAGCGGAAAATTTGTTTTTTATATTGATAGTTCTTTTTCTCCATTTAGAACTGCAACAACTACTGTTGACGTAGTTTTAAATAAATGGTTTCATATAGCTTTATCTGACGACGGAGTTAACACAAAAGCTTATATAAATGGAGTTCCTGAAGCAACTATGACAAGTGTAGTTGACACTGTTATTAACACAATTGGAGCCTACTCAACTGGGGGATTTACTGTAGATGGAAAGATGTCTAATGTTGCTTATTGGCAAGATACTAATCTTAGTGATGCTCAAATACTTTCTATTTACAATAACGGAACTCCTAATGACATATCTTCATTAAGTCCTACAGCTTGGTACAAACTAAACGCTCAAGATACTTTTGATGGTTCTAACTGGACAATAACAGATTATGCTGGTAGCAACGATGGAACAAGTTCTGGAATGACTTCAGCAAACTTAGTTCAAAGCAACTTACAGCACACATCTGGATATAGTCCTTACGCATTAGATTTAGATGGTATTAATGACCGTATTACTGCAAATTTTAATTTTCCTTTGTCAACTACAAATTTTAGTTTTAGTGTTTGGATAAAACCAGAAAGCACAACAGCAGCTAATGTTTTTTTAGCAAATAACGATTCTTCAAGTGATGGTTATAATTCTTTTATAGTTAGTAATAATGTTTACTTTAGATTAAACAGTAGTGATGTTATTTCTTCTATTTCAGGTCTTGCTAATACTTGGATTCACGTTGTAGGTACTTATGATGGTTCTACTCAAAAATTATATATTAATAATAACACGCCCTCAACAAAATCATTTTCAACATCTTTAAGTGTAAATGATGTTACTTTGATAGGGGCGCAAGAAAATTTAACAAATTTTTTTAATGGCTCTATTTCCAACTTGTCATTATATAATACAACACTTACAGATTTACAAGTTACAGAGATTTATAATTCTGGCGTTCCATCTAATTTAAATACTTTCTCTGGAACTGCTCCAGTAGCTTGGTGGCAGTTAGGTTCTAATAGTTCTTATTTAGCAGACCCAAATCCTAATCCCCCTAATGTTATAGGTAGATGGACTTGTTTAGACGAAGTAGGAACTAACAATGCACAAAGTAGTAATAATATGACAAATGATGCTATTACAAACGGTGTTGGATATTCTGGAAATGGTTTAGGAACTTCATCTATCGAAATTGTTGGAGATGCTCCCTACTCTACAGCAAATGGAATTAGTGAAAATATGGATGTATTAGATAGAACAACAGATGTACCAAGTTAAAATATTAAAATAAAAAAAATGAATAATAAAAGTTATATAGTAATCGAATTAAGTGATACAAACTTAGTTTTGTTTTCTCAAGTAGATCAGCAAAGTGCACAGTCAATGAGAAGAAATTTAGCAAATACTCAAGGGTTGTTAAGCTATAGAGTTACACCAAGTTTTGTTACAGATGGTAGTTTACCAATAGTAGGTGATGTAATGAATCAAAATGAAGCCTTAGCTTTAATGGCAACCGCAGCTTGGTCAGAGCCAGATCCTATATAGTAAAAAATTACTTATACAAGTAAATATATAAGTAACAGATAAATAAACAATTAAATTAAATCAAATGAAAATTAAAGAAGAAGAATTAAAGTTAATTCAAGAGCAACAAAAAAAGTTAAGTGAACTAATAAACAATATAGGAGTTTTAGAAACTCAAAAGCATGGTTTACTACACGAGATAGCTGGGATTAATAAAGAGATAGAAGAATACAAAGATGTTTTAGAAGCAGAATACGGAGCTATTAACATTAATGTTGAAGATGGCGAATATACTGTAATTGAAAAAGATGTCGAAGATAATAAGGAAGATTAGTATAGGCGCTGACTATAAGAATGAAGCTATGCATTATTCTGTTGGTCAAGAAGTTTATGGTGGTCACATAATTAACGATATAATTTTTAAAGAAGAAGATCAGTCTTACAACGTTTTTATAACTAAAAATAATGAGATACTTCCTTGGAAAAAGTTTAATCGTAATATGGCAGTATCTTTAGAGTACGACTTGAAATATTAAATGAAAAGTCTATATAGTTTTATTGTTAAACCTTTTGAAGATAGGTATAACAATACTAAAAAAGTTAATGATAAAGAATTAATTATTAACTCTAGTATAGAAAACCATATTTTTGTAAGTAAAAAAGCAGTTGTAGTTTCTACTCCAGCTGCTTATACTACAGAAATAAAAGTTGGTGATGAAGTTTATATACATCATAATGTTTTTAGAAGATGGTATGATCAAAAAGGAAGAGAACGTAATAGTTCTACTTACTTCAAAGATGATATGTGCTTTTGTTCTCCTGAGCAAATTTACATGTATAATTTAAAGCCACACTTAGATTATTGCTTTATAAAACCAGTTTTAAATACCCATTTTTTAGAGAACAGAAAAGAACAACCTAATGTTGGTGTAGTGAAATACACTAACAATACCTTAAAAGCACTAGGAATAACACCTGGAACACTTATTACGTTTACTCCAAACTCTGAATTTGAGTTTATTATAGATGGTGAACGACTCTATTGTATGAAATCAAATGATATAGCTTTAACCCATGAATATAAAGGAAACGAAAAAGAAAATAATCCAAGCTGGGCAAAAAGCAGTTGAAGAATTAATTAAAGTAGCAAAAGAAAAGATTGTAGACTCAGACGACGATGTAAGCGCTGATAGATTAAAAAATGCTGCTGCAACAAAAAAATTAGCAATATTTGACGCTTTTGAAATACTAACTCGTATACAAATAGAGGAAGATATTTTAAATGAAAAACCTAAAGAAGTTAAAGATCAAAAAACTTTTAAAGGTTTTGCTGAAGGGAGAAGCAAATGAGTTACGAGCAAACTCTTTGGAAAGAGGTTAAAGATTTAATTAACCCTAAAATATTAAAGAAACAAAATCGTTTCAAAAAATGGGAGTATGGTTATAACTCTGATTATGATTTTATAGTAATAAGTAAAACTGGACAAATTGGACAAATCATTGAAATACAGAATCTCAGGATTGCTTTACCAGCAACAAATGAACCGTTTAAACGAAGCAAAGAAAAAGCGGAGCAAAGATGGGAAAAAGCAGATTACCCAAAAGAACTAAGTAGAATTAAATCAAGGTTTGACTGGGAAGATTATGACACTGAATTTAAAGAAAAGTGGTATGATTATATCGATAAAGAATTTACAAGAAGAGATCAAGGGTTTTGGTTTTATAATAAAGGTTTACCTACTTATATTACTGGTACTCATTACATGTACTTACAATGGTCAAAGATCGACGTTGGAGCACCAGATTACAGAGAAGCAAATAGATTATTCTTTATATTTTGGGAAGCATGCAAGGCAGATAACAGATGTTACGGGATGTGCTATCTTAAAAACAGAAGGTCTGGATTTTCATTTATGTCCTCAGCAGAGCTTGTTAATCAAGCGACAATATCCAGTGACTCCAGATTCGGTATATTATCTAAATCTGGATCAGATGCTAAAAAAATGTTTACAGATAAAGTCGTGCCAATATCCGTTAACTATCCGTTTTTCTTCAAGCCGATCCAAGACGGTATGGATCGTCCTAAGACAGAACTGGCGTATAGGGTTCCGGCTTCAAAACTTACTAGAAGAAAGCTTGAGAGTAATGAGCAACTAAGAGAACTAGATGGACTTGATACAACTATTGATTGGAAAAATACAGGCGATAACTCTTACGATGGTGAAAAGTTAAAGCTATTAGCTCATGATGAGAGTGGTAAATGGGAAAGACCTGACAACATATTGAATAACTGGAGAGTTACAAAAACTACATTAAGACTAGGATCAAGAATCGTAGGCAAGTGTATGATGGGCTCAACTTCAAACGCATTAGATAAAGGTGGAAACAACTTCAAAAAGTTATACTATAATTCAGACGTTACAAAAAGAAATCGTAACGGACAAACTTCTTCTGGACTCTATTCTATGTTCATCCCTATGGAGTGGAACTACGAAGGATTCATGGATTCTTACGGATCACCTGTTTTCATTAGAGAAAAAGATAGCATCAAAGGAGCAGACGGTTACGACATTACAACAGGCGTTATTGAACACTGGGAAAACGAAGTAGATGGTTTAAGAAACGATCAAGACAGTTTAAATGAATATTATAGGCAGTTTCCAAGAACTGAAATGCACGCATTTAGAGATGAAGCTAAAGAAAGTTTATTTAACTTAACTAAGATATACCAACAAATAGATTACAACTTAGAATCTAATAATGCAGCTGCTGTAACAACAGGTAGCTTCATGTGGGATAACGGAATTAAAGATAGTAAGGTTGTATTCTCTCCTAATAAAGATGGTAGATTTAAAATAAGTTGGGTACCACCTGTTAATTTGCAAAACAAAATAATTAACAAAAATAATGGTAAATACCCTGGTAATGATCATATAGGTGCATTTGGTTGTGATAGTTACGACATCTCTGGAACTGTAGATGGAAAAGGATCTAATGGTTCATTACATGGATTAACTAAGTTTTCTATGGAAGATTCACCACCTAATCACTTTTTCTTAGAATATATATCAAGACCTCAAACGGCTGAAATATTTTTTGAAGATGTGCTTATGGCTTGTGTATTTTATGGCATGCCAATACTAGCTGAGAATAATAAACCTAGATTATTATATTATTTTAAGCGTAGAGGTTATAGAGGTTTTTCAATTAATCGTCCTGATAAAATTTGGAACAAACTTTCTGTAACTGAAAAAGAAATAGGTGGAATACCTAATTCAAGTGAAGACATTAAGCAAGCACACGCTGCCGCTATAGAGTCTTACATAGAAGAACATGTAGGAGCAACAGAAAGTGGACATGGTGATATGTATCATCAAAGTACATTAGAAGATTGGGCTGTATTTAATATAAATAATAGAACAAAACACGATGCTTCTATTAGTTCTGGCTTAGCTATCATGGCTTGTCACAAAAACAGGTATACACCAGTGGCTGCTAGAAAGAAACAGTCTATAAACTTAGGCATTAAAAGATATGATAACACAGGTTATGTTTCAAAAATAAAATAAATGATAAATACTAATTATAATAGCATATTTCCAGATCAAGTAGTCCCAGATGCAGAAAAAGCTACAGAAGAGTATGGCTTACAAGTAGGTAGAGCTGTAGAGTCTGAGTGGTTTACTAATGGCAATGGTTATTCAGATAGGTTTGGTAGCAACTATAATTCTTTTCACAATTTAAGATTATACGCTAGAGGAGAGCAATCAGTTCAAAAATATAAAGATGAGCTATCTATTAATGGCGATTTATCTTATTTAAACTTAGACTGGAAACCTGTACCAGTTATACCTAAGTTTGTTGATATAGTTGTGAACGGCATGTCACAAAGAAATTATGAAATTAAAGCTTACGCTCAAGACCCTGAGTCTTTAGTTAAGAGAACTAAATATGCTGAGTCTTTACAAAGAGACATGATGCAAAAAGATTTAATAAATCAAATAACTGAAATAACAGGCATGGATGTTTCAGCATCTCAAGGTGTTGGATTGGAAATGGAAAGTGAAGAAGATATACAACTTCACATGCAGATGAGTTATAAGGAATCTATAGAAGTAGCAGAGGAAGAGGTTATAAACAATGTTTTAGCTAATAACAAGTATGATTTAATAAGAAGAAGATTAAATTATGATCTAACTGTTTTAGGTATATCAGCTGTTAAAACTGATTTCAATAGATCTGAAGGCGTTACTTTAGACTATGTTGACCCAGCTAGTTTAGTTTACTCTTATAGTGAAGATCCTAATTTTGAAGACTTATATTACGTTGGTGAAGTAAAGTCTATAAGTATGCCAGAGCTTAAAAAGCAATTTCCTTATTTAACGCCAGAAGAACTTAAAGAGATTCAAAAATATCCAGGTAATCAAAACTACACTAGAAACTGGAGCGGTAGATATGATGACAACACAATTCAAGTATTATATTTTGAATATAAAACTTTTGCTAATCAAGTATTTAAAATTAAAGAAACAGCAAATGGTTTAGAAAAAGCTATTGAAAAAACTGATTCATTTAATCCACCTGAAGAAACTGATGGTTTTAAAAAAGCATTTAGATCTATTGAAGTTCTTTATTCTGGAGCTAAAATACTAGGACACAACAAGATGTTGAAATGGGAGTTAGCTGAGAACATGACTAGACCTATGTCTGATACTGTTAAGGTTAATATGAATTATAATATAGTTGCTCCTAGAATATATAAGGGTAGAATAGAGTCTATAGTGTCTCGTATTACTGGTTTTGCTGATATGATTCAATTAACTCATTTAAAATTACAACAAGTAATGTCTAGAGTAGTGCCTGATGGTGTTTATTTAGATATGGATGGTTTAGCAGAGGTTGATTTAGGTAATGGAACTAACTACAACCCATCAGAAGCTTTAAATATGTATTTTCAAACAGGTTCTGTTGTTGGTAGATCAATGACTCAAGATGGTGGCATGAATCCTGGTAAAGTCCCTATTCAAGAGCTACAATCAAGTTCTGGTGGAGCTAAAATACAATCTTTGATACAAACTTATGAGTATTATCTTAAAATGATAAGAGACGTAACGGGGCTTAATGAAGCTAGAGATGGTACTTTACCTGATAAGCAGTCATTAGTTGGTTTACAAAAGCTAGCAGCTGCTAATTCAAACGTAGCAACTAGACACATATTACAAGCTAGCTTATACTTAACATTAAGATCTTGTGAGAATATATCTTTAAGAATAGCTGATGCTTTAGCTTTTCCACTTACCAAACAAACATTAATGTCTAGTATATCAAGATATAATGTAGCTACATTGGAAGAATTATCTAAAGTTAATATACATGACTTTGGTATATTCTTAGAGTTAGAACCTGACGAAGAAGAAAAGCAAGTATTAGAACAAAATATTCAAATAGCTTTAAAAGGTGGTCAAATAGATCTTGAAGATGCTATAGATATTAGGCAAGTTAATAATTTAAAACTTGCTAATCAAATGTTAAAGAAAAGGCGTAAGGATAAACAAGTTAAAGATCAGCAAATGCAGCAAGAGAATATGCAAGCACAAGCACAGGCTAATGCTCAAGCAGCTGAACAAATATCATTAGCTGAGGCTCAAAAACAACAAGTTATATCACAACAAAACATAAGCTACGAACAGGCTAAATCTCAATTTGATATTCAAAAAATGGAAAGAGAAGCTCAGATCAAGCAACAACTAATGGAAGTTGAATTTAACTATAACATGCAGTTGGCTCAAATGAATTCTCAGTCTAAGCAGAAAAATGAAAATTTAAAAGAAGATAGAAAAGATCAAAGAACAGAGATGCAAGCTACGCAACAGTCTGAACTTATTGATCAAAGAAAAAATGATTTATTACCTAAAAACTTTGAATCCGCAGGTAATGATACAATGGGCGGTTTTGGTTTAGAGCAGTTTGGCCCTAAATAATTTTATATTAACTATTATATTATATTATGTCAGAAGAAATAAAAGAAAACCCTAAAGGGGAATTAGAACAAGGTGAGTTTAAGGTTAAGAAACCTAAAATGAAAAAACTTACTAATAAAAAAGCTACAAAATCTAAAATAGATTTATCTAAAAAAGAAGAGGTTAAAGAAGAAAAACCTGTAGATAAAGTAGTTATTAAAGAAGAGCCTGTAGTTAAAGAAGAGATAAAAGAAGAAGTAGTTAAAGTAAAAGAAGAAACTACATCTCCTATATCTGAAATTACTGAAGAAGAAGTTACTGAAGAAGTAAAAGAACCTGTAATTGAAGATGTTGTTGAAACACAACCAGAAATAAAACTACCAGAAAACATAGAAAAACTGGTTAATTTTATGGAAGATACAGGCGGAACAGTTGAAGATTACGTTAGATTAAACGCTGATTATTCAAATGTTGATAAAGATACTTTATTAAAAGAGTATTACAAACAGACTAAACCACATCTTGATTTAGAAGAGGTTAACTTCTTATTAGAAGATAACTTTTCATATGATGAAGAATTGGATGAAGAGCGAGATATAAGAAAGAAAAAACTCGCTTATAAAGAAGAAATTGCCAAAGCCACTAACTTTTTGGAAGAAACCAAGAGTAAATATTACGACGAGATCAAGTTGAGACCGGGCGTTACTCAGGAACAACAAAAAGCTATGGACTTTTTCAATAGACACAACGAAGAACAAAAAATGGTTAAACAGCAACATGATAAGTTTAAATCAACCACTAAAAATTTCTTTAATCAAGAGTTCAAAGGTTTTGAGTTCAATTTAAGTGATAAGAAATTTAGATACGGTGTTAACGATGTAGACTCAGTTGCTAGTAATCAATCTGATCTTACGAACCTAATCGGGAAGTTCTTAGATAATAAAGGGGAAGTTAAAGACTATAAAGGTTATCACAAAGCTATTTTTGCAGCACAAAATGCGGATACAATCGCTAATCATTTTTACGAGCAAGGGAAAGCCGACGCTGTTAAAGATGTAATGGCTAAATCCAAAAATTTAAACAACGAACTTAGACCAACGTCTACGGGAGATGTTTTCATTGGAGGTATGAAAGTAAAAGCAATTAGTGGTGTAGATAGTTCAAAGTTAAAATTAAGAATAAATAAAAACAAATAAAAAGATAAAACATGAGTTTTCAAAACAATGCTCCAACTGGAGCTTTTCCTCCGTCACTCTTGCCTCATCAAACTCAAATGGCTTTAGCCACTAATTACTTGACTTTTGATGCTGCTACTGGTGGTGGAACTTTTGCACAACAATATCTACCTGAGCTTTACGAAGCAGAAGTAGAAAGATACGGAAACCGAACTTTAGGTGGTTTCTTGAGAATGGTAGGCGCTGAAATGCCTATGACATCTGATCAAGTAATTTGGTCTGAACAAAATAGATTACATGTTTCTTACGAAGGTTGTACAGTATTAGCTGGTGGATTAACCATGACAGTTCCAATTGAAACTGGTAAATTATGTGCTATAAAAATAGGTAATACAATTGTATTAGCTTCTGGCGTTACTGTAATAAAAGCTAGAGTTAGTAATGTTGTTGCTGCTACAGCTACAACTGCTACTGTTACTTTTGAAACCTATGGTGTTGCTACTGCGAGTGCTTTAATAACAAATCCTGTTACTTCTGTTGTTAAAACATTTGTATATGGTTCTGAATTTGCTAAAGGTTCTGGTGGTGCAGATAGTGCTACTAGTAATTACCAAAACATGGATAGCATTCAGCCAACTTTAACACAATTTTCTAATAAGCCAATTATCTTAAGAGATAAGTTTGAAGTATCAGGTTCTGATACAGCTCAAATTGGTTGGGTAGAAGTTGCTACTGAAGATGGAACAAATGGATACTTATGGTATTTAAAGTCTGAGTCTGAAACAAGATTAAGATTTGAAGATTACCTAGAAATGTCTATGGTTGAAGCTGTAAGCAACGGTGCTAACGGTGTTGTTAATCCAGGAAATGGTATTGATGCTAACAACGGTTCTGAAGGTTTATTTGCTGCTATAGAATCTAGAGGAAACATTTATAATGATTTCGCTGGTGCTGCTGCTCCTGGATCTGGTGCTTTAGGTGATTTTGATACTATCCTAAAACAACTAGATACACAAGGTGCTATTGAAGAAAACATGTTATTCTTATCTAGAGCTACTGCTCTTGATTTTGATGATATGATTGCTGCTCAAGCTGGTGGAGGATTTCCTTCTACTGCTTCTGCTTCTTACGGTCTTTTTGACAACGAAGCTGAAATGGCAATGAATTTTGGATTTTCAGGATTTAGAAGAGGTTCTTATGATTTTTATAAGACTGACTGGAAATACCTAAATGACTTTTCAACAAGAGGATTAATCGGAGACATCGATGGTGTAATGATTCCAGCTGGAACATCAACTGTTTATGATCAAAGTTTAGGATCTAATATCAGACGTCCTTTCTTACATGTAAGATATAGAGCTTCTGAAGCTGATGATCGTAGAATGAAGTCATGGGTTACTGGATCTGTTGGAGGTGCTTACACTTCTGATTTAGATGCAATGACTGTGAATTTCTTATCTGAAAGATGTTTAGTTACACAAGCGGCTAATAACTTCGTGTTATTCAAGTCAACTATATAATTATTAACATTTAAAAAATAAGAAAAATGGGATATGTAAAAATAAACAAGCCTGGAATAGCTAGTGGAGTACCTCAATTCGACTTGCTTTTAGCTGAAAATGTAGCTACTATAAGATTAGCTACTGGGTTGATTGAAGTTAATTACGTAGGTGATCTTGCTAATAACATAACAATAACACCTGTTGGTTATATTTCTGGTACTGCTTCTACTTACTTTAGTCAAGTAGATACACAAGTAATAGAAAATGCTGTTGGATTAATAGGCGGAGGATCAGGAATGATTGATACCGGTATGTTAAGTAAATCAGTTGCTACTGTAGTTTACGCTGCTGCGTAAGTTTAAAAAACAATAATAAGATCCCGCTTCGGCGGGGTCTTTTTTAATTATTATATTATATTATATTATGGAAACAAAAGAAAAGAAAGCTCCAGCTAAAGCTGTGGCAAAAAAAGATACATGGGAGTTAAAAGATAGGTATTATCATTTAGTAAATGGCCAATCACCTTTAACAACTAGACTAAACTCAAGACACTCTTCAAGAAAACCTTTAATGTGGTTTGATGAAGATAAAGGATATAGTAGAGAACTTAGGTATGCTACCAATATGAAAAGTCCATTTATGGACGAACAAAAAGGTACGGCAACACTAGGTCATATTGTTTTTGAAAATGGTGTTTTAATGGTACCTAAACAAAATCAACCTTTACAAAAGTTGCTTTCATTATATCACCCAAACAAAGGTGGTGTATATGCTGAAAGAGATGAAGTGGTTGAAGCTAGTAATGAACTAGATAATCTTGAATTACAAGTTGAAGCAATGGCTATGGCACTTAACATGGATGTAGACAAAGCTGAAGCTATATTGAGAGTTGAGTTAGGTTCTAAAGTATCTTCTATGAGTTCTAAGGAACTTAAAAGAGATTTACTACTATTTGCTAAGAGCGATCCAGTATTGTTCTTAGATTTAGTTAATGATGAAAACGTTGAACTTAGAAACTTTGGTATAAGAGCTACTGAGGCTGGTATTATAAGTTTAGCGCAAGATCAAAGAACTTTTACTTGGGCTAGTAATGGCCGTAAATTAATGAATGTTCCTTTTGATGAAAACCCTTATTCAGCAATGGCTGCGTGGTTTAAAACAGATGAAGGAGTTGAAGTTTACAAGTCTATAGAGAAAAAGTTCAAATAACAAGTGATTATAATTAAGTGGAGTCATGCAAGTGGCTCCCTTTATTTTAAAAATATTTAAAATGGCAATAAGCGTAGATACTGTATATAAAACTGTATTACTTATTTTGAACAAAGAACAAAGGGGTTATATGACTCCAGATGAGTTTAACAGAATAGGTACTCAAGTTCAAAGAGAACTCTTTGAAAAATGCTTTGAGGATTTGAATCAACAGGTTCGTATTCCTCAAACAGATATGGACTATGCAGATAGAGTCGCTGCCACTGACGAAAAAATTGCAGAATTTAAAACTGAAAGTGATCAATCAATAGTTGAAAAAGCTATAGGTGTTACAAATCCAATATCTAACACATTTACAGTTCCTTCTGAACTGTATAAACTTGGCACAGTTACTTATGAGCCAAATGCACTTGTTTACCCTGAAATGCAGAGGTTAGGCAGGTCTGAGTTTTACAATATAATAAAAGCTCCTTTAACAACTCCAACAAAAAACTTTCCCGTATATTTATACGAAGATAATAAATGCATAGTATATCCTAGCGATATTACTAATGTTAATGATATTAAAATGCAGTATGTTAAAAAGCCTACTGATATAAGATGGGGTTATTATTCAGGTACATTGGGTCAATATATTTTTGATGTAAATGAGTATGTGGCTACAGGGTTACCTGTGATAGAAGGTTTTGCAAATGGATATTTGTTTGAAAGTTTAACAACTGATTTTGCAGCTTCAGGGGGTTTAGCAACTTACACAGGTTTAGATCAAAATGATGCTAGAGTAACTTATACCAATAGTCTTGGTGGAACTGGAACAGGATCAGGTATGGTTTTTAGTTTAGACTTAAATTCTGATGGTACTATACTTTCTTTAAATGTTACTTCTCCTGGCAAAGGTTATTTAGTTGGTGATAGAATAACTTTATCAGATGCCTTTCAAACTGCAGCTGGTGGAACTAACGCCGTTATATCAATTGCAGAGTCTAGCTTATATTCAGGAACAACTTTTGGTCATACTAATTTTGGATTACAAACTTCTGAGCAAACAGAATTAGTTTTAAATGTGTTATTATATGCTGGTATAGTTATAAGAGATCCTTCAATAGTACAAGTTGCACAAAGTGAACTACAGCAAGACAAAATAAATGAAAAATCTTAATAAATGGGACTAATTACTGAAACAAACGCTCAATACTATGCTGGCCAACAATCTTTAGGTGCTTTATCTAACACTATAGGTCAAGATTTAGTCTTGCCCACATGGACTTTTAATTTAGAACCAATTAGTGCTTTTGGTTTACCTAAGCTATCTGCAACACCTAATTTAAAACTAACACAAATAAACGCAGCATCTAATTTTAATGTATATTTTGCTCCTACAGCTACGCCTAATACTTACGCTAAGATTAATCAAGATTTAGTTTACGTAAGCAGTACTAATACTATAACTATAATAGCGCCAGATACTAACGCTACTACAGGAACTAATTATAGTGGTAATTTTTATTTTCAATTAACTGAACCAACTAGAAACTCTAGAAATGGTAGCTATGAATATATAAGTTTAAATGAAATTATAAATAACTTTATAGTTGCATACATAGGTGTTGGTAAACTTATACCTAATGCAAAAAGAACTGATATAATGTTTCATGCTAAAAGAGGTTTGCAAGAATTTAGCTATGATACATTAAGAAGTATAAAAGCTCAAGAACTTACTATACCACCTAGCTTGTCTGTTATAATTCCTCAAGACTACGTAAACTATGTTAAAGCATCATGGGTCGATACTACTGGAGTTAAACACATAATATACCCAACAACACTAACATCTAACCCGACTGAATTACCAATACAGGATGACGCTGGTGTACCTACGCAAAATGCTAATGGAGGTAATAATGAAGCTAAACAATCTTTTACAGAAGAGCGCTGGGCAAAAAATAATGCATTAAATATAACAGGTCAGATAACTGATGAAATATTTGAAAATGCAAGCGTTTACGGGTTTGGTTTCGATAGATTAGCTTACGGACAAAGATATGGACTAGAACCTGAAGTGTCACAAAGAAATGGTTGGTTCACTATAAATGAAAGACTAGGTACTTTTAGTTTTTCAAATCAATTAGCTGGTAAAATAATTATATTAGAATACATATCAGATGGTTTAGCTGCTGATGAAGATACTAGAGTTCCTAAAATGGCTGAACAAGCGATGTATATGCATATAGTTCACGCTATATTGTCAGGCAGAGCTAATATCCCAGAGTATGTTATACAAAGATTTAAAAAAGAAAGATCAAGCGCTCTTAGAAATGCTAAAATAAGATTATCTAACATTAAATTAGAAGAATTTACTCAAGTGATGCGTGGTAAATCTAAATGGATTAAACATTAAATATGCCAGAAATTAAAAACACTTTTCTTAAGTCTAAAATGAATAAAGATTTAGACTCTAGAATAATAAGTAATGGAGAATATAGAGATGCACAAAACGCTAGTGTTAGTGCTTCGGAAGATGCTAGTGTTGGGTCTTTAGAAAACATAAGAGGCAATAGTTTAATAACTTCTTTTAATTTAACAGATTTTAATTTAGAAGTTATTGGTCAGCATTCTGATACTGCTAATAATAGAATGTTTTTCTTTTTAACCAACTTTAGTGATACTAGCTCTAATTCTTTGAGTAGTACAGCTTTGCCTAATGCATCGACTACAGAAGATACCACTGAAGATTATACTGCATTTTCAAGAAGTGGAGGAGTAAATTATATAGTGTATTGTGCTATTCCAAACGTAAACGACCCTTCTGAAATAACTTTAAATAGTGTTAATTCTGGAATTTTAGTTCAAGGATCTTTTTTAAACTTTTCAAAAACCCACCCAATAACAGGTATAAACATTATAGAAGACTTATTATTTTTTACTGATAATAGAAATCAACCTAGAAAAATAAATATTAACAGAGCTATTGAAAACTCTAATTATTATACTAAAGAAGATAATATTTCTGTAGCTAGATATGCTCCTTATTCTAGTATTTCATTTCTTAAAAAAACTAACGGGCCTATAGAATCAACTATGGTTAATGAAACAGAAGAATATTTACCACCTTTTTTTGGCGGGCCAGCTCAAACAGTAACTGGTTTCCCATCTTCTATAGGTCAAGTGTTAAGGTTTAATGTTGTTGGAGGCGGTAATTCTCAAAACTACTTGTATGTTAAATTAATAGATTTTTTAGGAGGGTTGACTACTGCTCAATTAAATGATGTAAAAGTAACTATACAAAGTGAAAGCAATGCTAATGACGCGTTTGTTAGAGAATTAATAACAACTGCTAGCCGTAACGATTTAGGTTTACAAACCTCTAGCGGTAATGCTATAACTAACATTAAACAATCGTTAGGCTGGGAAGAAGAAAGTGTTTATATGTTTTCTTTAAAAAACCCTAAATATAATCCAGCTTTTGCTGGAGATAAAGACTTACTAGAGGATAAGTTTGTGAGGTTTAGTTATAGGTTTAAGTATGATGATAATGAATATTCTTTAACTGCGCCTTTTTCTCAACATACCTTTGTTCCTAAACAATTTGGTTATTTCTTACAAGGCGACAGCAATAAAGCTAAAGACTCTAGTATAGTAAGTTTTATGGAAAACCAGATAAGTACGGTGGATTTAGTCATTGACTTACCTTACGCTCCAAATACAATATCAAAAGAACTTAAAGTTAAAGAACTGCAATTATTGTATAAAGCTTCTGATGAAGAAAATATAAAAATAATTGATGACGTAGATTTACAAACTACTGGACCTAACTCTTTTCAATTGGGCCTTCCAAAAACTTTAAGTTTAAAAGCTGGTGGTGGTTCTGGATATACCCCAGCAAGCGGCACTGCTTTTTATTATGTCAGTTTTACAAGTTCTGATTATACTAATCCAAACCCATTAAATATAGGAAGTGGCCTTACTGCTAAAATAACAGTAACAAATGGTTCTGTAGTTTCAGCGGAAATAGCTTCAGGTAGTAGAATTAACTTAGGTCAAATACCACCCACTACAGATATAGTTACTAGTACAGCTGCTTCTGTACAAAACCTACCTATATCTAGTTCTAATCAGTCAGCTACTTTTATGGCTACTAGCGGTGGATCTGGTGGTGTAACTACTTTAACATGTTTAACTGGAGGATCAAACTATTCCGTTGGTGATGTTATAGTTTTTGATGCTAGTGCTTTTAATCCAACTTCTGGAACCTTAAGTTTGACATTGACAGCTGAAATGTTAACTGAAATAGGTGGGAGTGGAGAAAATTATAGGGTTGGAGATTCTTTAGATGTACCGGCTCTACCATTGCAAACAGGTACTGGTAGTGGCGCTAAAATTTTAATAGGCTCTTTAGAAAATACATACATATATAAATACAGCTCTCAAAAACCCATAAAAGTACTAACTTCTAAAGAAGTTACAAGAGTTAGTGATATAATACCTATGAGAGCTCAAACTCAAGAAGCTGTAGGTAATAGAATAATTTATGGAAACTTTTTGCAAAATAACTCAACTCCTACAGATATAACATACTCTTTAAGTACTGTTATCAAAGGGTCTGGAACTAGTGAAACTGACAGAGAGTACAATAATAGCTCTTTAAAACAAGGTAGATCTTACCAAGTTGGCCTTGTTTTACAAGATAGATATGGTAGATCTTCTAATGTTATAGTAAATGATTCTAGCACGTCTTCTGTTACTTTAAATTCTACTATATTTAATAAGTACACTAATGGCGGAACAAACCCATTAGGTTGGCCGGGAGAGTCATTAGAAATAATAATAGAAAACACTATAAATACTGTAAAAACAAGCACTTATAACGGCATATATTCTGAAGATAATCCTTTAGGGTGGTATTCTTACAAAGTAGTAGTTCAACAACAAGAACAAGATTACTATAATGTATACACAGCAGGTGCTTTAAGTGGTAATATAATATACACTAAAAACGATGCTGAAAAAGATGAAATACAAGACGGTCAAACTGTTAAAATAAAAGGTTTAAGGTATTCTGGTACTAGTGAAATTTTTAGTATAGCATTATTTAATGATAATATAAATAAAATACCAAGAGAGTTAAACGAAGTAGGTCCTTCAGAAACTGTTTATTCTTCAAATGTTGTTTTGTATAATAGAGTTAAAAATACAGAACTAGACACTGACCTTACTATACCTAATATTAGCGTTCAAAACGAAAGAGACGACATTTTAAAACAAGAGGTAAATACAATAAGACCTTTTAAAGAGCTTGGTCAATGGACTGATTATAAAAATATTGATTTACACTATTTACACATGGATCCAGATCCTAACGCACCAGATCCAAGATCTCAATATGAATCAGGTACTTTTATATATCCAGGAGTAGAAGGGGAAGTTGATCCTTTTTATTTAGAAAATAATAAAAACCCATTAATAGCCACTGTTTCTACTAAAAACAGAATGGGCTTTAGTAAAAAAAATCAAGAATATAATTCTACAACTGGTTTTAATTTTGCTAAAGAATTAATGGTTTTTGAAACAAAACCTTTTAAATCTAACTTAGATATATACTATGAAACATCTACATCTGGTTTAATATCAGAATTAAATTTTGCTATAGAAAACGACTTAGATCCAACAGGTAACACTGTTTTAGGCGATATAGATCCAGTAACTTGTAATTGGGTTGAAAGTGATACAGTAGGCACAGTTATAAGTAATAATTTTTCCTTACTAAATGTAAATGGATTGCCATTAGAAGGTTCAGGTGCTCAGTTTACAACAATAAGCATTGAAAGTATAACAGACGGCAATAATAATAACGTAGATATAGATACTGACCCTCCTATTGAAATTGTAGAAATTTCACCATTCCAAAGTCCAAACAGTGCCGCTATATATGCTTTAAAACTTTTAAATCCAAATGATGTAGATGTTCCGCCAATTGAGCCAAGTAACTACGCTGGAGAAGGACCATTTAAAGAGAACTCAAATAGTCTTGAAAACTATACTGTTGTTTTGAAAGCAATTGATTCTAATAGTGGTATTACTAAAACTTCAACTTGTAATGTTGCTAAAACTAATTTAAATCCATTTATATATAGATTTCAAGGATTTTCAGGGTTTAACACTACTTTTGACAATAGAACTGATGGTATACCAAATCAAATGCTAGTAAGAGATACTTACCAATCTAACTCTGTAACTGGTGGAATAAATTTAAGACAATCTATTGAAGACGGTAACGAAATACTTACAAGAATAAACTCTCCTAGCGGTAGGAATCCTTCAAGTAATTTCTATACTGGTGGTTACACTGTAGCCGCAGTTGATAGAAATGATAGTGATTTTAATCTTTGCCTTAGTGGTCAAATGGGTGATGGAAGACAAATGTATCCTTTTGCTCAAATGAGTCATTATACTAATGGTTTTGAAAGCTTATCAGGAATTAATTTTGCTAATTTTTACCAAAACCCTTCAACACAGCTTCGAGATACAGATATTCAAAATTTAGCTATAAACAGTGCTAACTATAGCCCAAGTAATTCCGCTGTTAAAGAAGCTAGAAGAATACAAGGGTTAATTCCTTATGTTAGTAAAGCAGAAAGATATGATATTGCAGCTAGAAGACTTAATGTACCTTCAGATCAACGCCCAACTAAAAAACAATACTTGTTAAAAAAACATACTAATGAAGATAATGCTGGAGATTATTTAAAAGAAAAAAGATCTGAAATAGGTAAGTTTCGTTTTGTACAGGCGTTACCGGACGATACTATTAAGACATCAAGTAATAATACATTTACAAATATTTGGACCGTTAATGGAGTTGTTCCAACGACGCCTTGGGTTTTGTTTTGGCAAAATGATGGTAAACCTTCGTGGGGAAGCTTTCCTAGAAGTCGTAATCAGGGTTATGAATTTAAAGGTGCTTGGATATACTTTATAGAGGTAAAGCTAAGGGATGCTAGTGGCACAACAAACAGTTTAGAATCTAATACATATGGTATTTCATTTGTAATCTCAAAATAAAATTATGGCATTCACTCTAGAAATAAAATATTACAACACGTTTTGGTTAAAGCAGGTTACTACACCCCTTTTAAGAACTATAGACACAGACTTAGGCAAACAACTACCTAGTTACGTTAGTTTATATCCTGGATCTCCTTATTTAGATTTTCCTAATTATGGTTATCCTAATTTCCCTCAAACAATAAACCCTGTAGGTCAAGATGTAGACGCACCTAAATCAAATGTTTGGCCAGTTGCTAACAGTAGTTACAATGTTAATAACGGCTCTAACTGGGTTATAGAAGAGTCTAGAATAAGAGGTGGTTTTAATAATACTCAAGTTGATTTAGGTGTTAGAGCATATTTAATGGAAGAGTCTAATGGCGTTAGACATAGGACTAATGCTTTAATATATTCAGGAGTTTTTAATTCTAGAACTAACATAAATCAAACTAATGTTTTTTCTGTTGCAGAAGATATAACAAAAGGCGTAGACCCACATAACGGTTCTGTTCAGTTGATATACGCTATGGATAACAATTTAACTATATTTCAAGAAAATAAAGTTAGTACAGCGTTGATAGACAAAGATGCTATATACTCAGCTGAAGGAACTCCTTTAAACACAACTTCAAATGTTGTTATTGGGCAAGTAACTCCTTATACAGGAGAGTATGGTATAAGTAAAAATCCAGAAAGCTTTGCTAGTTTTGGTTTTAGAAGATATTTTGCAGATAAAAATAGAAATGCAATACTTAGATTGTCTAGAGATGGCATAACTGAGATATCTCAATATGGTATGAGAGATTACTTTAGAGATGAATTATCAAAAATAAAAGACAAACAACAGCTTTTTACAGAAGATTATAGTTTAGAATATAATCAAACAGCTGGTTCAATTACTCAAGGACCTCAAGTCCCCGGTGGAATACCAACAGCACCTGGATTTGCAGCTCAAAGAGTTCCAGATCCTCTAGGGCCTTGGTTTGTTGCTGGAACAGGTAAAATAAATATTGCTGGAGGGTCAAATCCTCTTGAAGATATTATAATAGGTTCTTTAGTATACTTAAACGTAGATACTACATCTGGTGGAAGCTGGGTTAATACTGGTGCAGTTGTTACTGGAGTTGGAACTGTTAAGGTAAAAAGCTCTAGCGGTATCTTTGTAACTAAAGCTTGCGTCTTTACAGACGTGGGTCCTTTAAATATACCCGTAACAGCTGGAGTTGCTAAAATTCCTAAAGTAAAATTTGCTTATTACGAGAAAGATAAAATAGAAGGAGGTTTTGATAATTACAAAGATAATTATATAATATCTCTTCAACAACACTCTGGTAGTAAAACACTTGATGAAACAAGTGATTATTATAATACGCTAACTTTTAAAGAAAGTGTACAAGGCTGGACTACGTTTTACTCTTTTAGACCTGATTTAATGTTTAGTTTAAAAAATAACTTTTATACAGCTAAAGAAGGTGGAGTTTACATACATTATTCTCCAGTTGCTCCACCTAATAATTTTTATGGTGTTTATAGTAAGTCTTCTATAACTTTTATATTCAACCCTAATCCTTCAATTAATAAAAACTTTAAAACAATTAATTACGAAGGAAGTACCGGATGGCAAGTTGACAGTTTCATTTCAGACGAGGCTTCAGTTTTGCCCAATGTTAATGTACCTGTAGACACTACTAGCATTATTAAAAGCTATGACGAAGGAGCTTATATTCAAAATGGAATAACTTATAGAGCTGGTTTTAATAAAAAAGAAAATAAATATTTTGCTAACTTAATAAACAACAGTCCTGTCTCACCTGGAGAAGTTGTTTTTGGAGCATCAATGACAGGTATAAAAGGATACTTTGTCACAGTTAAAATGTCTACAGATGACACTACAGCACCTGGTAATATAAAAGAATTGTTTGCTGTGTCGTCAGAATTTGTAGTATCATCAAGATAAAAAAATATGGGATTAATAGATGGATTTGAAACAAAACCAGGAACTGGTTGGCAAGCAGCTATACAAGCTGCACCAGCAGTTTTAGCTGGAGTACAAGCTGTTCAAGCTAATAGAGCTTATGGAGAAAGAATGCAAGAAATAGAAGACTTTAGAAGACAAGGTTTAGAAAATCCTTTTGCCAACATGTCTAACCCTTATGAGAATCTAGCTGTAGCTACTAAAGCAGCTGAAATACAAATGGAGCAGTCAGATCAAGCTTTAGCTAATACTTTAGATACGCTAAGATCTACTGGAGCTTCGGCAGGTGGTGCAACCGCATTAGCAAATGCTGCTTTAAAAAGTAAACAAGGTGTTGCTGCTAGTATTGAAAAACAAGAAGTTAATAATGCTCAATTAAAAGCTCAAGGCCAACAGCAAATAAATATAGCTAAAGGCCAGTCTCAACTTAGAATAATGCAACTTCAAGAAAACAGAGACATAGCAGACTTAGATAGATTGCAAGGTCAAGCTGATATAGCTAGAGGTACTAGAGATCAAGCTATAAGTACTGGTATAGCTGCTTTAGGTTCTGCAGGTCAAACTTTAGCTGGTGGACTATTGCCTAATCAAATACCAGATCCAGCAGATCAGCAGTCAGCTCCTGTAGATACTTATAATAATCAAGTATTAGGTTTAAATAATAGTAGTAGTCAGTCTTTAAACGCTTTAAACCCAATATCTCAAAATTTACCTAATTATTCTAATGTACAAACCGTTGGTCAAGCAAATAACATTACGCAAACAAATCAAGGTCCACAAACACCTGTTTCAAGTGTTCCAGTTGCAAATGTTTCAGGAGGTTTGCCATCGGGATTTGATATGACTAAAAGACTTTTAGATCCAAATGATGAAATTGCACTTGGGTTAACCTGGGATACAGGATTAAATAAATACATATAACAACATGGGAACATACTCAAAACCAGGATTAACAACTGGAGAAGCTGCCTTAATAAGCGATCCAGCAGCTGCGTTATCAAAAGCTATAGGTAAAGTTTCAGATGCTTTTAACACACAGATGGCTAATATACAAATTAGTAAAGAAGCTTTAGCCAAAAGCACTGCAGAACTTAATCAACAAGCTAATTCTATAAAAACAGACCAAGGTAATACCTTAGCTAATAAAACTCAAGATATTCTTAAAAAAGAAATAGATAGAGTTTATAGACTTAAGTATAATTCTATAGGTAGAGATCAGTCAGAAGCTATAAAAGCTGAATCAGATTTACTTAATATGGTAAAGAAAATGCCAGAGGTTATGGCTTTTTATGATCAAGAAGCTTCTCAATATA